CGCGGACAAAGCAAGCGTGTTACCGATAGCTCCTGCCCGGGCCATTACGCCAACAGTCTTGGTGAACTGCTTCATGTTGACGTTCAGCATGAGCATGATTCCAGCCAGAGCCGCGCCGGCGGAAGCGAGCTTGTCCGGGGGGATCTTCGAAAGGACCCACAAAGACGCGGCGAGAATGCCGATCGCAATGGCGAGGTTGAGAATCAGCTTGGCCTGAGCCTGGGTCTGGAAGGACTTGAGAGCCCCGCCTGCCCCATCGAGCACACCAGCAACACCGTCGCCGATTTCGCTGAATGCCTTGAACGCCTTGGTGATGGCATTCGACATCCGAATGACATTCACAGCAAACGCTGTGAACAAAGCCTGGTTGAAGATGCGTACCAGGTCTTCCACGGACACCTTGGAGAGCATGCTCTTCACGCCGTCCCACAGGTTGGCGATTGTCTCTCCTATTTTGACGGCAACAGACTTGATTCCGCCGAGGACTCGAGAAGCCCCGTCGGCCTGTTTCTGAGCAACATCGCCGGCTGCTGAAGCGGCATCTCCGCCACCCAAACCGGGAATGTCAACGTCAACGCCGCCAAAGAGACCGCCAAGCGACGATGCGCCGCGTACGAGATCCTTGACCTTGTCGATCGCGTCACCAACAGCAGCTCTGACGTCCTGGAGGAAGCCGAGGAACCCTCCCGAAGCGGGAGCATCGAAGTCGGCCGAGGTCGCAAGGGCCTCGCCGAGGTCCCAGAGACTCGTCGCGATGTTCTTGACGATTCCGTAACCGATCCCGAGCAGCCGGAAGAACACCGTGAGAGCCGGAGTAGTGCCCTCAATGAGCGCAGCCAACCACTGGAGCGGTCGTGTCACCGCCTCAAAGCCCGCTGAGAGGCCGTAGAGGGCCTTTCCAGCGCCCTTGTCGGACGACGGGAAGGCCGCCGACCATGCATCACCAATAGCCGTCAGAAGGGCCGCAAACGGGGCAAGGATGTTCTTGAATCCCTGCACCGTCTTCTCGAAACCGCCCATCTTGCGCCACGTCTTGAGCGTCACGCTCAGGAAGTGGAAGACGTTTCCGACAGCATTGCCTACGGACTGGGACAGACCAGTCCAGAAGGAGGTGGCCTGCTTCAGGTTTCCGACGAGACTAGTGAACAGCTGAGACCAGCCCGAGCCGATGGACTCTTTAAGGGTGTCCATGAACGCCGTGAACGTACGAACCTCGGTCGCGGACTTGGTTGCCTGCTTACCGAGCTTCGTGCTGGTGTCCGTGTACTTCGCCAGTGCAGTGTTGAGCACCTCAGTGGTCGCCCACTGCTCCTGAAGACTGTATTGAAAGCCCTCGGTTGCTGTGATTCGTTCACCGGATGCAGTTACGTACTTGTCGCCCTCCTTGCGGAGAGTGCCGGCAGCCGCGGCAGCCTCAAGGAGTGTCTCCTTGAACTGGACCGTGGCCATGTTGGCCGACTCGATCTGGTTGAAGTCGCCGAGGGTCAGGAAGCCGTTGGCAATCGACTGACTGAAGGCAAACATTGCGCGGTTGGCGTCCTCGGTGCTGGCACCAGCAAACGCCGCAGCATTCGCAATACCCTTGACCGTGCTCGCAGCGTCCTTGAGACCCACGCCCGCGTTCACGAACTTCGTGATCGACTCGGTCATGTTGCTGAACGAGTAGATCGTCTTGTCCGAGTAACGGTTCAGGCTGTTGAGTACGGCCTTGACCTCTTCCGCCGACTTTCCAGTGGCGTTCATGATCGTGTTCTGCTTCGTGAGCAGAGACTCGTACTCGAGGAAGCCCGAGCGGATCGGATCGAATGTCAAAGCCTTCGCGACGTTGAGACCGACGTTGACCACCTTGTTGGCGATCGTTGCCAGTGCCGTCGTCGTGACGACCTGCATCTTGGACGCGGTGATCGCTACACGACTCATCTGGTCGCTGAGCGAAAGCAGGCCCTTGCTCTTGCCCGCTCCGTCAACCGCCTTGTTGAGGTCCGCGAGAGACTTCTCAGTGTCGATAGCACCCTTCTTGAACGAAGCGTTATCGAACCGCATCTTTACTACGCGCTCGTCAATCGAACTCATGAGTTCTGGACCTCCTTCCAGACTTTGTCGGCTATCTTGTCAAATATGGGTCTGAGGTTGGGATTGATGTAGTCGTATCCCTGAACCCAGCCCCCCGTACCGGTCCCGTGACCGTACTGAAGACCCACCGCAACGTTGAAGCCCTCTACGACATGGTCGTTAGTGAACCAGATCAACCCCTTGGCGGTGTCGATCTCGTAGTCCCAGCTATCCGCCGTGATTCCGCTGTCCTTCGGGGTCGCCGCGCCTAGCGCGATGACGCCCTCTCGACAGATCCCGTCGAGTCCTCCGTAAATATCCCCGCGGATCATGGCCGCCAGGAACTTATCGGTGCGCCTCGTATTCCCTCCGCTAGACATCGAGAGCACTAGTTACGCCTCGATGATCGCGAGAAGCTCCGCGGGGGTAGGAAGACGACCCACAACGCCTCCGGGCATGGGGTCCGTGATGGGCTCAACGATGATGTCCTCTCCGGTTCCGTACGAAACGCCGTAAAGGATCTCCTCGAGAAGCTGCAGCTTGGCCGGAGCAAGGTTGCGAGTGTCGATGATGTAGTGAGCAGTGGGCCGGTAGCCCTGGAGTTTGATCGGGGTGCAGACGATGTCGAAGGTGAAGTCGACGAGCTGCTTCTGAGGATCGGCCGTTCGACGGTTCCTGGATCCGATGGAAGCCATGGCGTTGTAGACCAGATGAATCTGGTAGCCGAATCGGTCACCAGCGAGACCCGACCCTACTAGAGTGCGGTAGGAGAATCCGAATCGCTTCGGCTTCTGGTTCGCGACGTAGAATCCATCGGCCGGCTTAGCAAAACCGACACATTCCCGGAACTCCTCCGGGAAGAACATTGCCGAGAGCTTCCCCTTGAAGTCGCTAGCTTCCACGTCAGCGAGGAACACGATGCCATCCCGATACAGCATCGAGGTCTCACCGCCCTCGTCGTCCTCGTCGAAACTCACGAGGCCGTTCCAAACCTTGGGGTCCTGCCCCGTCAGATACAGAACGCCGCGGTCGAGTCCATGCTCGAAGTAGCGTTCGTCGATACGGTTCCACTGCAGACCAAGCATTGACCCTCCTATCCGGTTGTCTTGTACTTCTCGAGACGCTGTTCGTTCTCGAGCATCCACTCCGACATGACGTCAGCCTCAGCCCTCTTCTTGGGCGGCTCATGCATCCTGGCGATCTCGCGGATGAGTGTCATGAGTCGGTTGAGGTGCCAGGTTTCGAACGGAAGCGCGGGGATCTTCAACATGATCATCTGAGCGTAGATCCGCTCGTTGGTCATCTCCGCGGTATTGCCACGAGAACGCTCCGGCGGGAATGTCGTAGCGGTCGGGATGTCGTTGATGTAGTCGACCAGCTCAACCATCTGCTCCGGGTTGAGCCGAAGAACAATGTTTGGGTCGACTCCCGGAGTCAAGAGCATGTCGCTGAAATAGTCAATGAGCTCGATCGGCTCTTTCTGGGCAGCCCTTGAGAACGGTTTCTTGTTTTTCTGCTCCCATTTTGAGACAGAGACGAGAGAATGCTCGAACTGCAGCAGAACGACGTTTTCTCCGTCTCGAACGCTAAGCTCGAGCACTCTCCCTCCCCTACTCGGTCAGCGGCGGGGCAGTCTCCGCGGTTCGCAGCGCCTGAACGATGGACAGCAGCTTCGTGTCGTCGATGACGTCGGAACGCTTGCCGTAGAGACCGATGCTGTCGTTGTCGGTCTCCATCGCGTACTGGTACGAGGCGACGGCGTTGCTGTCGCTGGCAACGAGCTGCCAGCGATGCTGGTTGACCCAGTTGTCAGGGGAGGGAATCTCCTCCTGGGCCGCAACGGCAGTGAAACGGGCCATGAGGTCCCCGTCGTTGGCCATGCGGACGATGGTGTTGCTGGTGCTCATGTGATTCCTTTCGAATGGGTTTACGCGGTCTGAAGAACGAAATTCGGACAGTTGGGAACTGAGTACGCACCGGGTTTAGCGAAGCCGTCTTCTGCTCCAGGAGTGGATGCAGGGGCGAAGTAGCCCGATGGAAAAGGCACCACATTACCCGAGTTGGACCCAAGAAATTTCCCATTATCCGCGGTCGCCGATAGGAACAAACCGAAGTAATAAACGGTTCCCGAAGATACCGATAGGGACGACGTAAGTGGAATAAGTGCGTCCCCTTCAAGCCTAGACAAAGTCACTGTGGTGAGAGCGGTAGAGGCAAGAAGTGTCGCGCTGTTAGACCAGATTCCCAGACGTACCGACGCAGTACTTCCGATGAAAGTCGTGCGGCACAGCGCTCCGAGTTTCGTAATTGTCATCGACTGATTTGCGGTGAATCCGCCACCGTAAGTCAGATTTGATTCCGCAGCTGTACCGTTCTCGGTGTCGTTCGTGAGATGCACGATCTGACCACCGGCCGAAACAGGAACGCCCGCGGCCACTACTGCGCCGGTCATACCGACGTCCGACCCATGACCTGCCACTCGTCGGTGCCGATCTTGCGAAGGCCCGCAGTCGAGTACTGGTCGGTCATCTTGAGGCCCGCAGGGGAACGCAAGGTCACGCCCGAGCCCGGGGTGATGGTGACATCGCCCGTGTTCTGGTTCATGATCTCGATGTAGGTCCCGATCGGGAACGCCACCGAAGAGTTCGGAGGAACCGTCAGCGTGCTGTTGCTGACGTTCGACATGGTAACGATCTTGTTACGGTCTGTGAGAACCAGCGTGTACGCGGTACCCGTCTGGTTGTTGACCCCTCGCGCGACGGGCTCAGCAACGGAACTGAAGTAGGTGACCATCTTCAAGGGAGTGACGATTCGTGCGTCGTCGGTACCCGCGCTGGCCTCGGCCTGTGTCGCAAGCTCCGCGATACCTGCGACAGTCTCCGAAGCGGCCGAAACACTACCGCCTCCAGCTGGGATCGCAAGGGTGCCGTCGTCTCGAACGAACTTAGTGCCGTCGGGGGTGCCCGAAGCGAGTCGAGCGATGTCGAATCGACCCGAAGCGTTGAGAACCGCGAGTTGCCCCTGACCGGTGCCGACGTGACTGGTGTCGAGTACGCGGTACCACATCTGAGCGGCGGTCCCGAAGACGCCTCCGCCGACGCCCTTCGTGGTCCACCGAGTACCGGTGTAAACCGCTCCGAAAGCTACCGAGACAACTGCGCCGTTACTTTCAGTAGCCGAGTCAAAGTCCGACGGCCGCGTCCACGCACCTGCAGATGCAGTCCAGATGCCGTTCTCGGCCGCGTTGGTCTGGCTGACCAGAAGAACTCGAGAGCCCGCAACGAGAGTGACTCCGTCGATGTTCTGCAGCCCCGAGAGAGCCACATTGGTGACCGAAACGACCGTGACGTAAGGCTTGACCTGGAGGTTGTAGAGAGTCCCCAGATCGACGTAGCCCTGCTGCTTGACAAACGCAGTCGTTGCGATCTGCGTCGTGTTCGTAGCGGCTGCCGGGGTGGGGGCAGTGGGTGTTCCAGTGAGCGCAGCGTCCGCGAGGGGTGCGTAACCCTGAGCCTTGACAAAAGCAGTGGTCGCGATGGACGTGTCGTTGTCAGCCGTAGCGGGGGTCGGGGCCTTGGGGTCGCCCGTGAAGGTCGGCGAAGCCAGGCTGGCGTAACCCTGAGCCTTGACAAAAGCAGTGGTCGCGATGGACGTGTCGTTGTCGGCGGTGGCTGGGGTAGGGGCCTTGGGGTCGCCCGTGAAGACAGGATCCGCCAACGGTGCGAGAAGAGCCTGCGCCTCCTCGAGAGCGTTGATCGCGTCGCGCTCAGCGTTGTGGTTCGCGACGTGCGGGTCGCCTATGGCGACATGGTCAAGCGTCATCGTGCCTCCTTAGGCGAAAATATGGACAAGTGAGGCGGGCCCAGGCTCATACCAAAGGCCCGCCTCACTTGAGAGGTGTGGATCAGGGAGTGCCGGCGAGGAGCGTGTCCACCGCGTCGGGCAGCGGCAGGTTCGGCGAGGTCACCGCGCCGCGGCCGTACAGCTGGTCCATGAGCGCCTCGAGGCCGGCCGGGTCAACGTCCGGGTCGGTCGAGTCGATCTTGATGTGCGACGTGGGCTCGAAGCCCTCCACGGAGACGGGAGTGCCGCTGACCGAGAAGCTCCTGGTCTTGAGCTCCGGAGAGTCGTTCTTCGTGGTGTCGGCGTCCTCCGCCGGCGAGGCCTGGAGACCGTACGCCAGGTTGAGGATGAAGCCCAGGTTCTCGTTGAGGGCGTTGCCCTTCTTGGAGACCCACGAGAAGCCGAAGCCCCCGCGACCCTGGCCCGTGATCTGCATGCCGGAGGCGGTCTTGGCGTTGCCGTTGAACTTCGCGAACTCCCGGGGGAACGTGAAGCACTCGATCGTGCCGTTGAACTCCTCGGCGGACATGAGGGTCACGTAGTTGATGTTGTCGGCGTACTGCTTGTTCGGCTCGGCGCCGGACGGAGCAACCGTCACGGAAACGAGACCGTTCCAGACGACGCCGGTGGTGTACAGCCCCGCGTTGTTCGGGACGTAGAGGACACCGTTGCTGACGCCGGTCTCGAAGAACCGCTCAGCAAGGGCATCCCAGACGAGCTCTGCCATGGTTTTTCCTTTCTAGAAAAACAGTCGGTAGGCGAAATGGTGAAGACCGTTGAGTTTGTACTTACGATCGAAGGACGAATACGGAAGATCCGCCACCTGACCGGGGATGAGACTTTCAACATCGTGGTCGACGACGATGATCGTGTATCCGTTCCTGAACACGTACCGAATGTTGTCGGCGTACCTGACGTCATCCGGGGGCGAGGCCTCGATGAGGATATACGGAGGCTCCATGGAGCTCTTGGGTTCGATGAAGGCGTCGTTGACGCCCGGAATCTCACTCAGGATTTCCTGGAGCTCCGTCAGGGACCGGGCCATGGTACTCCTCTCCGAAATATAGGGTCATCCGCGTGGCAGAATCGTCAACGATCGATTCGACCGTCCAGTTCTTACCGTTGTACGTGACGAACCTGATCTTCGAGTTGTCCAAAGGCCCGATCCCAAGCTGGAAGACGGAGATGCTCGTGTTGGTCTTGACTCCCGGGATGATTCGGTTGTCGAGCACGGGCACCTCCGTCCTCTGCTTGACCTCACCCAGCAACTCGTGCCAGGTGACAGTCTCCTCCCACTTGCCAGGCTTTACCTCGACCTCTTGCGCGTACGCAAGCCAGCCGGAGTATCGCATGGCGTCCTACTAGGCCGACGGAGCCTTGTAGGTGAAGCGGAACTCGTCCCGGTTGTCGGCGTTCGACTCGAAGTAGTACGCCGAGGAGGACGGGTACGCCTCGATGCGAACCGTCTGCAGGTCCGTGTTGTTGAGCGTGATGGTGCTGCCGCCGGCGACGACCGTGTTGGTGTCGAGACGCTTGTAGGCGACCCCGGTGGCGGTCGGGATCGTGATGACGTTGTCAGCGACGGTCGGACGCGGGACGTCCTCGACAGCCGTGCCGGCCGGGTCGACCCGCTTGAAGAGGATCGCCGAGTACGGCAGGATGAGCGCGCCGGAGAGGTACGTCTCCATCAGGTAGTAGTACTTGTTGAAGTGGATGTCGAAGTCGTCGAACAGCGAGATCTGACCGCCGGCGGTGGTGCCGTAGGTGTAGTCCGCGAGGTCGAGCGTGACCGCGAGCAGGTCCGTCGGGAAGAGCTCGGACGGGACCCGGACGATGCGCGAGACGTCCATGTCGCCGGCGACCTCGTCGAGGTTCCGGTACAGGCGCTTGCCGTCGTGCAGGTCGCGCTGGATGAGCAGCTTCGAGGCCGTGCGGTAGGACATGAAGGTGGTCTTGTTGCCCGACCCCCGGTAGTCCTCCGACGC